GGAGCAGTGGTAGGGTTAACGCTGGTGACAATAAGATCAGCCATTTTAAGCGGGAACTTTTCGGCGTCACTGAGAGTTGTGTCCAGCATGAACTGCAGCATGAAGTTGCTGCGTCCCATTGCTGCTTCGCGTTCGATAAGATCTTCATCGTCAAATCGGTCAGGGTCAGTTACATCCCAAGGTTCTGCACCGTTCTCGATGTCTTCTACAAGCTGTGGAGCAAGGAGACCTTCGTAGTTGGCTAGTTTCTTGGGGTAGCGGGAGGGCCAGACAAACGGTCGGTAGTTACGTTCTGCTAGTTTACGGTAAATAGTAAACGTAGTTTGGGGTGTACCCAGGAACATAATACGGCTGTCTGGGTTTGGTGTCAGGATTGATTCTGTTTCTGTACAGAGTTGCAGAAGTTTCTCGCGCATCAATTCTGTCATTGAGTTGCCAGGAACCTCTACGTCGTCTAGAATCATAAGGTCAGCACGGCTACCAGTAAGCTGACCAGTAATGCCAACAGACTTAACTGAAGGAGCTTGGTGAGGTTTAGCTGGTCCCACGTCGAATGAGACCCTGGACCATCTTTGGTCATCTGATTTAGGTTTGAGGTGTGCAAGCCAAGGAACTTCTAGCACAAGCCGCTGACAAAAGATGGAAAACGAGTCTGCTCTATCCTTAGATGCAGATACCACCATAATTTTTTTGTCAGGGTTATTGTAGAGCGTCCACAGCACGAATGCTGCTGTAATCCAGCTCTTACCCACACCACGAAACGCCTGGATCTGTAGACGTTTGGGTCCTTGTTGTAGGTATTCTGCAATGCACAGTTGTGCACGAGTTGGTTGGGGAAGCTTAAGGTGTGACCAGATAGCGGTAAGAAAATACCGAAAGTCTGACTTTAGATTATTTTGTAATGCGTCTGTATGCATGCTAGAAGGGGCTAGAAGGAGCCTCTAAGGCATTCCTGGTGGGATTGTACCTTAGAGGCTTTTTAGAGGGCTTAGCGACGGCCTCTGCGGCGTACTTTATTACGCTCACGGTTTTTCTTACCTTGCTCCAGAGACTTTTTCTTTGCTTCTGCTGCAAGTTTTTTGAAACGTTCGCTTTTAGTTCCCATTTTTTTCAGGGACTCTGTTTTCTGCTGCGTTACTGATTTACCAGTTTTAGCTACAGAGTAAGTACGTCCGCTCTTTACAGGACCGACTCCGGTCACACCATTACCTTTTTTGACCTGGGTTTTAGGTGTGGTTTTAGGTGTGGGTTTAGGAGTCACGTTCTGACGCTTGTCGTTTGGCGCTCCCCTGCCTGTGCCTTCTTGGGGCGGGATGTTAGACATGCCACGACGAGCCGGTTGAACAGGTTGTACCCGGTTATTAGGACGACCGCCACCACGACGTTGAGTACGGTTAGGACCAGTTACAGTGGGTTTTGCAGTGGGCTTGGGCTTACGCTTAACGGAAGCGCGGCTACCGCCTTGATCACCTTTGGTGTTTCGTCCTTGAACGCGAGGTTTTTTCTCACTTTTAGGAAGACGGCTAGGGTCAATACCCAATCCAGACATTTTAGACTGACCAGGCTTGCCAATAGTCTCTGCCATTTTACTGGCAATGGTCAAACCAGTCATCTGTGCTAGTGCAGCGGGGCTAGCTCCAGGTCGGCGGACTTTAGGATTAAACCGAGGGGGCTTACCAACGCCAGGAGGGCCGCTTCGAGGAGTACCTTTAGTGCCGTACTTGTTTTGAGGAATACGGCGTCCAGTGTCTCCACCAATAGTTGAGGGCGTACGGCGGCTAGGACCTTGTACGGGAGGTCTTGCTGGACCTTGAGCACCACGAGCTGGTCCAGTAGGATTAGTTTTGACTCCTTTAGCACGAGCTTTTTTAGCTCGTTGTTCGGCAAGTTTGCGTCGTTGCGCTTGCCGCATAGTTTCTGCAGGCTTTTTGCCTTTGACTCTTTTTCGTTCAGCCATCAGTTAATGTGATCGATAATACGTTGTTCTCTGTCGGGATGCATGCCATATTTAGCACGCATCCAGTTTAGCCAGTTGTCGCTACCTTTGTCCTGATTACAATGGGTACAAGCGGGTACCAGGTTGCTCGTGAGATCTTCTCCACCCAGAGACTTAGGGTGAACGTGGTCAAGAGTAAGTTCATGTAATTCATAAGTTTCTCCACAATAAACGCATTGACATTTGAAGTGCTCTTTGATTGCACGCCTCCATAGGCGCTTAGCTTCTGGGGATGTCATCGTTATTAGGTTGTATAAGTAGTGATCAGGAGTAGGTAGCAGAGGAGTCATCTGATTGTCAGCTTACCTCTGTTTCTGGCACGGTTTTTGGACGGGTCCTCGCGGACGAACGTGCCTTTCGTGGTTTTGGAGAAGTCTTTGCCTCCTT